TTTGACAGAAAAATCAGAGTTTGAAAAATTTTTTGAGATCATTGGTAACCATAAAAAGCAAATAATTGGGATAATTAATTATGATCTAATATTTAGAAGAAAAGAATTACTTAAATTATCGGATTTTACACTTCTTTTAGACGAGTCGTCTCTAATTCAAAATGAAAAAGCTAAGCGTTCTAAATTTGTATTATCATTAAAACCTAAAAATATTATATTATTGTCAGGCACACCAACCGGTGGAAAATATGAAAGATTATGGAGTCAACTTCACCTATTAGGCTGGAATATTAGTAAAGATATGTTTTATAACCATTACGTAGATTATCATTGGGATGACTCGGAAGGTTTTCCTATAATGATTATTGATGGTTATAAAAATGAAGATAGGCTGAAAAATAAAATGCGGCAGTACGGTTGCAGATTTTTGAAAACAGAAGATGTTTTTGATCTGCCGGAAAAAACTGATATTCCAGTTGTTATTCCAACTACTTCTGATTATAAGAAATTCAGAAAAAATTCTATTGTAGAATTTAAACATAATGGCACTGACATAGAATTAATCGGTGCAACCACTTTAACCCAGTTTTTATATGAAAGACAATTGTGCGGACAATATAACAACGAAAAATTAAATGCATTCAAAGATCTTGTAGAATCTACAAATGATCGACTCATAGTTTTTTACAATTTTAATGAAGAACTTATTGCATTACGAGAGATAGCAAAAGAATGCAATAGAGAAAGTGGTTTTATAAATGGATCTGGCCGTTCAATGTATGCGTATGAATGCTGTAAAGATGGCATTACTTTTGTTCAGTATCAAGCCGGAGCAATGGGATTAAATTTGCAAAAAGCAAATAAGATCATTTATTTTACTCCGCCGGTATCATCAGAACTTTTTGAGCAAAGTAAAAAACGTATTCATAGAATTGGTCAAGAAAAGCCGTGTTTCTATTATTATTTAATTTGTAGAAATAGTATAGAACAAGCAATTTATGGGACATTAGCAAAAAGAAAAGATTATACGGATGCGCTTTTCAAAGAAGATTTAAAAAATTCAAATCAGTAAAATTATACAAAAGGTTTTATTATTTTTTATTCAATTTGTCAGTATATATTTAATAAATAATTAGGTATAATTATCTATGGGACCTGAAAAATCTTTTGAGAATAAAGTTAAAAATTTTTTATCAGAGCAGGGGATTTATCCACTTGGTATAGAAAAGCAAAAAATAATTGCAATGCCAATTGGATATTGGGAAAAACGATTTGCAAATCGTAATACCAAAAGAGGTCTTCCAGATATGCACATTTGCATTTATGGTCATTCTATTGAAGTAGAGCTAAAACAGCAAAATGGAAAACCAAGTGATCTGCAAATTAAAATGTGTCAACAGATTATAGATTCTGAGGGTATTGCTTTTATATTATATCCATCGGGATTTGGAACATTTAAGAGATTCATTCATAATATTATTTATGATGAATATATAGAAGATTTGCCATTGATAGTGAAATAAGGAGGGAATGCTTATGGCAAAAAAGATACTCGATAACAAAACATTCATTGTTGATATGCTGAAATCTACTGAAAGAGAAGGCATAGAAGATCTGATTGCTTATATGGAAGATTGTGGATTTTTTGAAGCACCATGCAGCACAAAGTATCATTTGGCTTGTGAATTTGGACTGGTCCAGCATACAAGAAATGTTATGGAAATTGCTGAAAAAATAGGAGTAGCCTTGTATGGTGGAAAAGGTTATAATGAAATTCAAAACAGTGTGATTATTGCTGCAATTCTCCATGATCTTGGTAAGATGGGTCAGTTTGAAAAGCCCATGTATGTGGAAAACCGGTTGAAGTCTGGTGAGCTGGGAAGTCAGCCATATAAATCCAATCCCGATTTATTGAAGGTTCCACATGAGGTAAGATCTATTGCCATTGCAAGCATGTTTATCGATCTTACTGAGGAAGAGCAGTTTGCTATTCTGTATCATAATGGCTTATATGGAGATTTTAAATATGAGATTCAGGGAAATGAAACTCCTTTATATTTGATTCTCCATTTTGCAGACATGTGGGCTGCTCGTGTTATTGAAGAGAAAAAGGAGGTTTAATGTGAAAGGTATGACAACATGTAAAGTGTGTGGAAGAGAATTTTCGCTTACCGCTGAAGAGCATTACATTGCTCAGGATCCGCGGAGAGTCGGCGTATTGGTTAATCTGACAAGTACTGATAAGGCTATTGAGTATGATGCTTTTGACTACCAGCATTGTGGCTGTCAGAATGTTATGCAGATGAGAAAGCCTATATGGCTTCCTGAGATTCGTGAGTGCGAGGAAGAATCTGAGGAGAAAATTGAAGAGAAAACAGATCCCGAAAAAAGCGTCGCTGATATGAGAGAATTTTTGATCGGTTATTGTACAGGCCGGATGTGTACAAACCGTCCGCTTGATAAATCAGGATTTTTATGTGGACGTGGATATTCATTCCGTGCCAGCGTTCCTGGTACATGGGGATATATGTCAGATGAACAGATTAAAAGACATTACGAGGTAATAAAGGAGGAAAAATAATGGGACAGTTGGTTTATATCTTAGGAAGATCTGGAACAGGAAAATCTTATTCCATGAGAAATCTTGATCCTGAAAAATTTGCTGTGATCAATGTTCAGGGGAAATGGTTCCCGTTTAAAAATGCCAGCAAGATCAAGTATGTGGTAACTGATGACAGCGATTCTATTGTAAAAAATATTAAGGGTCTGGCAACTACTTATAATATTATTGTAGTCGATGATTTCCAGTATGTAATGGCTAATGAATTTATGCGCAGAGCGATGGAGCGTGGATATGATAAATTTACTGAAATTGGTCGTCACGCTTGGGACATTGCAAACTGCGTCAAAGATCTTCCTGCAGAAACAGTTGTATATGTAATGTGCCATACTGATACTGATCAGGAAGGTTTGGAGAGGCTTAAGACGATCGGAAAAATGCTTGACGAAAAAATCGTCATGGAAGGCATGAGCACCATTGTTCTTAAGACAAATGTATCTGATGGAAAATACACATTCCTGACTCAGAATAATGGTAAAGATACCGCTAAATCTCCAGCAGGTATGTTTCCTTCTTATGCTATTGACAATGATCTAAAATATGTAGATGATAAGATCAGATCTTATTATGGATTTGAAGGATCTAAGTCTGAGACAGAAATGGCAGAAGCTGACGCTGATGCTATGAGAGAAGCACCTGCAACAGAAAAGAAAACCAGGAGACGTCGTTCTGCAGAATCTTCTGCGGCAGAGGTTGATAAAGGAACTGGCGCAATTGTAGATGAACCTGCTGAGCCTGTAGAAGAGACAGATAGTCCTGCGCCTGCTCGCCGTAGACGCCGTGCGTTGAAAAAAGAAGCAGATCTTGAAAGAAAAGAGATTGCTGATGAAATTGCTGCTGACGTTCCGGATGGTGATGAGGAAGAAGTTTCTTATGAAGAAACAGAAGAGCCTGAAGTTATCCGCAATCTCAAACGTAAAAACAGAAGCCAGGAAGAATCTGCAGATGAAACTGTAGATCAGAGTGAAGAAACTCCGGCACCTACTTGCAGGCGTCGTAGAAGAGTCTAATAAATATTAAAATATAAAGGAGGATTTATAAATGGATTTCAGTGCATTTGATAAACAGGTCGATGTCGAACAGCTGAAGAATGATGCTGCAGAAATTAAGAAAAACGGCGGTACAGGAGATTTTCCTGAGTTGCCGGCAGGAACTTATACGATCAAATTGGACAAGCTGGAACTTGGTTCTACAAAAGATAAGCGCCCCATGATGAGAGGTCAGTTTTCGATCATTGAAGGCCAGTATAAAAAGCAGAAGATGTTTGTGAACCGTGTAGTATATGGTACAAAAAATGATGCTAACATGATCGCGAATGTTCTCGGATTCCTGGAATCTCTTGCTCCGTCAGAAGATATTGGTCCTTTTGTTTTTAACGGATATGCAGCCCTTGCAGAATTAATCATGGATGTTGCAGAAGACGTTGCCGGTCTTAC